CTACGGTGTGACCGCTGCGGCTGGGCATTGATGCGATGATCTCTGCACCGATTGACAGGCCAGAGACTAGACCTTCTTGAGCCATGACTAGTGCGTCATTGCCGCCTGTGCTACGGCTCAGCTTAAAGGTTGCATAGATTCCATCTGCGCGAGTTTCGGCGCTGATCATCCGACCGACTGGCTTCTTCATGTCGTGCTGGCTTAGTAATTTAATCTTTGTAGGGTCTGCGATCTCAATAGATCCAGCCTCGAAGCTGTAAGCGCCGAGATTGGTATTACCGATCTCACCTGTACCAAGTGGCACTATCTTGCCTGAGATTTCGCGGCGCTCTTCGCTGCACTCAATAGATGAGGCTTCTATGTATAGTGTTTCCATTAACTTAGTCCTTCGCTGCCGTTAGGTGTTAGGTCTGTCATTTCCATCGCTTGCTCTGTAGTGATAAGCCCTAGAGCAAGTAATTTCTCAATAACTGCTAGCTCTGCCATTGGGTCACTCTTTAAGAATGTGTCATAGACGGCGAAACGCACTTCATGGCCAGAGGTTGAGATGTCATCCATGCTAAGGCGCGTCTGTACTGCCTGAATGTAGGGCTCGATTGAGAGAGCGAAAAATTGCTTACGCTCATCTTGAACGTTGGCGTAAGTCATTGTTGTGTTTTGATCTGCTGAAAGATAATAGGCTGGCACGTTGCACAATCTAGCGATCTGAGTAGAAAGATTCTGGATCGCATCGTTGTACATCATGTCTTTAGGTGAAAACGCAACCGCCTCATAACTTAACGTTGATGTGAGGTATGCGGTGGAATTATTTTGACGGCTGCGTTTCCAAGCTGCAAGTAATCCCTGAACTTCTGCAGGTGGAAGATCCGCGCCGGTATTTTTAAGATATCCAGCGGCTTGAGGCTGCGCTGAGTTTACCGCGGCTGCTTTTTCGACATCTAGTGCGGCCTGAATGGTACGAGATCCGCGCTCTAGGATGCCTTCATCGAATCCTTGAATGGTGACGATATCGTTCATGTTAATTGGAGTTGCATCAACGTAATACTGTTCGATCATAATTCCGAGAACGTCGGTTGTGAATGTTACGCGGTTATTAGCAATCCACTCGAACGATGCAGGGCGACCATCTTCTGCGTAGCGCTCTTCTACAAGAAGATAAGCGACCCCGTACATCATGAGGGAGTCGATTATCCATGTCAAAGTGACGAAAGATGGCTGTGACTTTGATAGTTGAGTGATCCATCGAGGAGGCGCAATTACTTCGCCTGTCTTTTTGTTGTAATACTCTAAAGGGATGCTGGCTACTGTGCCACAGATAAGGTTACGGGCGCGAGCAACAGATGGGACTGACATCGCTTCTTTACGCGAGATTCGCGGCATGATCGCAGAGTTAAGAGAGAAGATACTTTCTCCCATGACCTGCGGAGCGTATTGAGCTTCTAGCTTCTTAGACTTACGATCGAAGATACCCATAGAGGGCAATTATACACTATTCGGTGTAAATAGCGGCTATCTGTTGAGGTTTCATTAACATACTTACAGTCATTGCAAGTGAAATCGGTGCAGAGACATCGTCTGCACTCTTCCGTTTAACAATGCGCCAAGATGAATCGTTAGTCTTAGCCGCGCAGTTGTTCATCTGTTTAATCAATTCTTCTTGGCCGTTATGCACGACTCGACCATTAACCAGAGCAGATGAGATTGCCAAGATGGCAGAAGACCTAGGCATGCCTTTAATGCCATGGCAGAAGTGGGTTTTAGATGACATGATGCGAGTGGATGCCAAGGGTAATTACATTCGTAAGACATCGCTGCTATTAGTAGCTCGACAGAACGGCAAGTCCCACCTAGGGCGCATGCGTGTCATTTGGGGGCTGTTCTACGGCGGCGAAATGAAGCACCTGATCATGTCTTCTAACCGAGCGACCGCTTTGATGACCTTTCGAGAGATTGCGTGGATCATCGAGAATGCACCTCACCTCAAGGCAGGCACTAAGGCGATCCGCTACGCCAACGGCGGCGAGCGCATCGAGCTACTTAACGGGGCAACGCTTGACCTTGTAAGCGATACGCGTGATTCGAGCCGCGGCAGGACATGCGACTACCTCTGGATTGATGAACTCCGTGAAATCAGTAAGGACGGCTACACCGCTGCAATTCCAACAACTCGCGCAAGACCTAACTCCCAGACCTTTCTGAGTAGCAATGCTGGCGATGCCTTTTCAGAAACTCTAAACAATCTTCGAGAGAGGGCGCTCTCTGCACCACCTAAGTCTTTCGGATTCTATGAGTATTCAGCGCCGCAATATTGCAAGATCACAGATCGCAACGGGTGGGCAATGGCCAACCCTGCACTTGGCTACACAATAACGGAGGAGTCACTTGAGGAAGCTGTTGCAACTAATAAAATCGAAGACACTAGAACTGAGCTTCTATGTCAATGGATTGATTCTCTACAGAGTCCATGGCCTCATGGCGTACTTGAGGCGACCAGCGATGCCTCGCTCCAGATTCCGATCGGCGGCTATACAGTCTTTGGCTTCGATGTATCTCCATCTCGCAGAAACGCGAGCCTCGTTGCTGGTCAGATTATGGGTGATGGAAGAATCGGAGTGGGAATCTTACAGACGTGGGAGTCGCAGGTCTCGGTAGATGATCTCAAGATCGCAGCTGACATCAAGGGATGGGCTGATCAGTATCGTCCCAAGATGATCTGTTTTGACAAGTACACGACCCAATCGATCGCTGAAAGATTGGCTAATGCTGGTCAGATAGTTCAGGATGTCTCAGGCCAGCAGTTCTATCAGGCTTGCTCTGATCTCCTCGATGGTCTGGTAAACAGTCGCGTCGTGCATAACGGGCAGGAAGAATTGATCAAGCAGATGAACAATTGCGCGGCTAAGACTAACGACAGTTCTTGGCGCATCGTTAAGCGAAAGAGCGCAGGCGATGTATCTGCTCCGATCTCCTTAGCGATGGTAGTTTCGATGTTAATGAAACCTCAACAGATCGCAGCAATTTACACCGAGTAGTGTATAATTGCCCTCTATGGGTATCCTTTCGCGCCTCACAGGTGCAGCACCAAAGTCTGATATCGAAGCGCAGTACGCACCGCAGGTTCTTGGTGAGTATTCGCCTTATGCGATGCCGTTTCAGTTTGCCTACGTCGGACGCACCGAGGCTATGGGAGTTCCAGCACTAGCTCGATGCCGTAACCTTCTCGCTGGCACAATTGGCACAATCCCACTTGAGTTATACAAGAAGTCAACAGGCGAAGAATTAGGCAAGCCTCTCTGGCTCGATCAACCTTCTTATTCACAACCTCGATCAGTAACCATCGCTTACACGGTTGACTCGCTCCTTTTCTATGGTCAGGCCTTCTGGCAGGTCGTTGAGGTTTATCAAGAGGATGGCAGACCATCTCGCTTCGAGTGGATCGCTAACAGTCGCGTAACTGCAACACTTGATCGCGATAACGTCTTCGTAAAGTCTTACGCTATCGATGGCACAACAGTCCCAATGGACGGCCTCGGTTCACTCATCACATTCCAATCGCTAAGCGATGGCATCCTTAACACAGGCACTTCTACAATTCGCGCAGCTCTGGACATTCAGAAGGCTTCAGTAATTGCAGCAGCGACGCCAATGCCTACGGGATACCTTAAGAACACAGGCGCAGACCTGCCACCTGCAGAAGTTCAGGGTTTACTTGCAGCGTTTAAGAACGCTCGTCAAAATCGCTCAACGGCTTATCTGACTTCGACTCTCAATTATGAGACAGTCGGATTTAGTCCTAAAGACATGATGTACAACGAGGCGATTCAGAATCTTGCAACCGAGATCGCTCGTCTTTGCAACGTGCCGCCTTATTACGTCTCAGCCGATCAAAATACAACAATGACTTACGCTAACGTCCAAGACGAGAGGCTTCAGTTTCTCACACTATCCTTGCAGCCGTTCGTTTCTGCCATTGAGGATCGTCTCTCAATGGATGACATTACAGCTCGCGGAAACATTGTGAAGTTCGATCTTGATAGTAACTATCTCCGCACCGATCCTCTTAAAGAACTGTCAATCATTCGAGAATTACTTGATCTCCAGTTGATCACTCAAGAACAAGCCATGGAGATGACTGACCTAACACCTAATGGAAGCGAAGGCATGCAATGAAAGAGATGCTCACATTCTCAGCAGAACTCACAGCAGATGCGTCAGAGCGCACTATTTCTGGAAAGATCGTTCCCTTTAATGGCGAAGTGGGTAACACATCCGCTGGCGCTGTTGTCTTTGAGCGTGGCGCGATTAATATCGCTGACTCATCTAAAGTGAAGCTCCTTCTGGAGCACGATCCTAAGCAGCCGATCGGCCGCGCTCAATTCTTTAATGAGACAGAAGATGGAATCTTCGCGTCTTTTAAGATTTCTAAATCATCACGCGGCACAGATGCTCTTATCGAAGCCAGCGAAGAACTCCGTACCGGACTTTCAGTCGGAGTTATGGTCAATGCAGCCAAGCCTAAGAATGGCGTGCTGTATGTTTCGAGTGCTGACCTCCTCGAAGTAAGTTTGGTTCAGGCAGCAGCCTTTAAGTCTGCGGCCGTAACCGATATTGCGGCATCTGAAGACGAAGCCGTAGAAGAAACCCTACCTACAGAAAGCGAGACAGTCGTGGAAGACACAACAGTCGAAGCAACACCAGTAGAAGCCGCGGCTGTGGAAGCTGCTCGCCCTGCTGTAACAGCAATGGCTTATACAAAGCCAAGAATCGAACTAACCGCTGCGAAGTACGCAGAGAACACAATCCGCGCAGCACTCGGAGACGACTCAGCTCGTCAATGGATTGCAGCAGCAGACAACACAACTGACAACGCTGGACTTGTTCCAACACGTCAACTTTCAGAGATCATCAATCCTCTCGGTACAACTATCCGCCCATCGATCGATGCAATCTCACGCGGAGTTCTTCCAGATGCAGGCATGACTTTTGAGATTCCAAAGATCACACAAATGCCAACAGTTGCAGAAACAGCAGAAGACGCAGCATTCTCTGACACAGATCAGAATGCAGCATTCTTGTCAGTATCTGTAAAGAAGTACGCAGGACAGCAGACATTTTCTGTCGAACTCCTTGATCGTACATCTCCAGCGTTCTTTGATGAGCTTGTCCGCAACATGGCAGCAGCTTACGCAAAGACAACCAACGCAGCCGTAAACGCAGCATTGATCGCAGGTGCAACAGCAGATGCAACCACAACAGTTACCTATCCAACTGCAGCCGAACTCCTCGGAATCGTTGCTCGCGGATCAGCATCTGTCTACGGCGCAACAGCAGGACTTCCAAATCCATTCGCTCGCAACATGGTCGTATCAACAGGACAATGGTCTAACATCATGTCTCTTAACGATGCAGGACGTCCAATCTACACAGCTTCACAGCCAATGAACGCAGGCGGAGCAGTAGCACCTACATCACTCACAGGCAACGTCGCAGGTCTTAACCTCTACGTCGATCCTACAAACGCAGGCGATGGCGATGGAACAATCCTCGTCGTAAACCCAGATGCGTACACATGGTTCGAGTCACCAACTTACCGCCTACGCGCAGAATCAACTGCAGCAGGTCAGGTAACAATTGGTTACTACGGCTTCGGAGCGATTGCGACGAAGGTCGGAGCAGGCGCGTTTAAGAACAACAAGGCGTAAGCCACCCTTAAGTCGCTGGCAGGGGTAATGCCCTTTTACCCCTGCCAGTCTTTAGAAAGGATCAGAGCATGGCATTGACAACAGTTGCAGAGCTTCGCACCGCCCTAGGCGTTGGCACTCTCTACGCTGATGCAGTTTTGCAGCAAGTCTGTGATGCTGCAGATAATGTCCTGTTACCTTTTATTTGGGCAAACACTCTCTCAATTATTGGGCATAGCAACACAGCCAACACAGGCACTTCTTATTTTGCAGACCCAATCACCGATGTCCTATACGTCGGACAGACAGTAAACATTACAGGCGCGGGGTCTAAGCACAACGGATCAAAGACCATTACAGGTCGAGACACCCGTTCGATCACTTATGCGATTACTGGCAACAACAACGCCGTAACTCCGCGCCATCCGATTAACCCTTATGGCTTACTTGCAGCAGATACTTATCTCGATCCCTCAACAGTCCCAGCGATCCAAGAAGCTGCTCTTATGATCTCGATTGATATCTGGCAATCTCGCCAAGCCCCATCAAGCGGCGGCGTGACTATCGATGGCTATCAGCCAAGTCCCTACAGAATGGGAAACACCCTTCTGGCTCGCGTTCGTGGATTGCTTGCACCTTATCTCGATCCGAGATCGATGGTGGGCTAATGGCCGCCATCTCAACACTCCGCGCAGGTATTGCAGCAGCTCTTACAGATAACACAAAATACTCAGTCTTCTCATTCCCACCTGCAACACCGATTGCAAACAGCGTAATAGTCGCGCCTGCTGATCCTTACATCTCGCCATCTAACGGCTGGCATGCATCGATCTCGCCAATGGCAAACTTCGTTATTTCCGTCATGGTTCCCTTGCTTGATAATGAAGGCAACCTTAACGGGATGGAAGATAACATCGTGCGAGTGTTTAACTTGCTCGCTGCATCTTCATACACCTACAACGTCACACAGGTATCAGCCCCGGCTGTTCTAAGTGCCGTCTCTGGTGATCTCCTAACATGTAATATCAATATCTCAGTCCTAACGAGTTGGAGCTAAAATGTCCGAGTGGGAAAAAGAGCAAGAAGCCTTCCTGATCAAGATCGGGCAGGTAGCACCATCTACACCTAAGCCAGTAACTACTAAGAAAGACGAGGAATAATCTCATGGCTGTATTCTTAAATAACAAGGTCGGCGTGAAGGTTAACTCAGTCGATCTATCAGATCACGTCCAATCAATCACGTTAAACCGCAGCTTCGAAGAATTGACTGTCACAGCGATGGGCGATTCTGGCCAGAAGTACGTCAAAGGCCTAGAGGCATCTAGCGTAACAATCGACTTCATGAATGACACAGCATCTGCGAATGTACTTGCTACCTTGCAGGCTGCATGGGGAACTAACGTCACAGTTGTTCTTCTACAGGAAAAGGGGACTGCAGTATCTGCAACCAACCCTCTCTACACAATGACTTGCCTTGTCAATAACACAACCGACATCAACGGCGCAGTTGGCGATCTCGGAATGCAATCTGTAACATGGAACGTATCAGGTACAGTAGCAGTCACCACAACAGGCACATTCTAAACTAACTAAACAAAGGGGCACAGCATGGCAAAGTTAATAGTCACACTAGCAGATAACAGCATTACCGAGATCGAGATCACTCCTCGCCTTGAGTACGCGTTCGAGCTATATGCTAAAAAGGGATTTCACAAAGCGTTTCGCGATGATGAAAAGCAGTCAGATGTCTATTGGCTTGCATGGGAAGGCCTTCGACTAAGTGGAGTCACAGTCAAGCCATTCGGCACAGACTTTCTCGAAACTCTAAAGAGTGTAGAGGTTGCAGAGTCTGACCCTTTGGCCTAGGCAGGGATAGCATCCACTATCTCATAGCTCGATTGAGCATTGAGACGGCTATCCCGCCACAATCTTTACTAGATTTAGATTCATCAATGCTACAGATGTTACTGAAAGCATTAAAAGACCGAGCGAAGGAGCAAAGCGATGCCTACAGAGCTAAAAGGCGCTAGCCAACTCCGCAAGGCTCTTAAGCAATTCTCGCCTGATCTTGATAAAGAAACGCGTGAGGAGATGGTCGGATTCTTAAAGCCGTTAGTAAAAAAGGCTAGAGGTTTCATGCCATCTAATAATGACATGCCTTCTGGTTTTGTTGGAACTGCCGAGCCAGGTAGATTTCCCAAGTATGACGCATCCCTAGCACGTCGAGGCGTTGGTTATAAACTAACACCGACAAAACCTAATCGACAAGGCTGGGTCCAGACAGTATCGATCCACAACAAGACAGTAGGCGGAATTATTTACGAGTGGTCTGGCCGTAAGTCTACTAGCAAGTTCGTGTCTAATTTGCCAGGCATGATGGCAGGCTCAGGCAAAATGCAAGGCCGAGCAATGTTTAAGGCATATAAAGAAGATGAAGGCAGGGCTAAAGTCGGAGTAATCAGGGCTTTAGAAAAAGCCGCCGCTAAGTTTAACGCGAGAGGCAACAATGGCTGAGTTACGCATCCCGATTATCGGTGAGTTCAGGGGTAAGAAAGCCTTCGATCAAGCTGGTAAGTCGACCACGACTCTAGAGAAAGGCGTGAAGAAACTAGGCGCTACTCTAGCGGCTACATTCGGAGCGCAGCAGCTTCTCAAGTTCGCTAAGAATGCTGCCAAGGCATTTATTGAGGATGAGCAGGCAGCAACACGCCTTGCACAATCTGTCAAGAATCTAGGCCTAGCCTTCGAGACTCCACGCATCGAGGAGTTTATCTCTCAACTATCTAAGGCTTCGGGCGTTACGGATGACCAACTTCGACCATCGATGCAGAAGTTATTGCAGACGACTGGATCAGTTGTTAAGTCCACACAATTACTTACTCAAGCCTTAGACATCTCACGTGGTAGCGGTGTCGATTTTGAGACAGTCGTACAAGATTTATCAGCCGCTTATGTCGGACAGACTCGTGGCCTTCGCAAGTATTCGCTAGGTATATCTCAAGCCGAACTAAAGACTATGAGCTTCGCAGATGTACAGGCCAGACTTACTAAGCAATTTTCAGGCGCTAATGCTGCCTATCTAGAAACCTATGCAGGCAAGATGAGCATCCTGTCAACGGCTGCAGGCGAAGCATCGGAAACAATCGGCAAGGGTCTAGTTGATAGTCTTGCCTTACTATCAGGCCAAGGCAACACTATCCAGCCGTTAGCTGACTCAATGCAAGATTTTGCTACTTACATTTCAGATGCCATCTTAGGCATTGCGATACTTCTCGATAAACTTAAAAGGATTCCGGGTGCTGGGATTCTATCTAAAAATAAAGAAACACTTCTACGCGGTCTTCCAGTCCTCGGCCCAGTTATCGAACTGTTTAATACATTAAGCAAAACAGGCGCAGGTACGAAGGCAGGCACAGGCGGTTATCCTTCATCTGCTCTCGGTGGAACTTTCGTCGATCCTAACGATGCAGCTCGTAAGAAGGCAGAAGCAGCAGCAGCCAAGCGAGCGAAAGAATTAGCAGCCCTGCAGAAGAAGACACTCGACACACAGAAGAAACAGAATGCACTTACTAAGGCAGGAAAAACTTTAGACCTCGAGCGTATTGGCATTACTGCTGCCCTTCGCAATCAAGTCAGCGAAACCGATCGCCTGTCTCTTAACTTGCAGCTTGCACTTCTAGATAAGAATGACGCACAAGCAACTAAACTTGCAGGCCAACTGGATGCAGCCGTCAAGCGCCAGAATGAACTCGCAGCCCTTCTACTCGCTACTCCTAAGGCTCCTAATCCATATGAGAATTGGAAAATCCCAGACGATGTGCAGGCTTGGACTGCAGCCTCTCTTGGCGTTTCAGTCTCATCATTAGGCACAACTCCTGTCCCTATTCTTTCTACCTTTTCAGATGCTGAAATGGAATTAGCCATGGCGGTCAATGCTGGACAAGCTGCAGAAGCCAAGTTAATTAATGTTCAGGTGTATCTCGATAATCTCGAAGTAGGTAACGCTGTCCGCGATGCCTCGATCAATCAATCACTATCAGGATCATTTAACTCAGTTAATCGCGCTGGACGATTTGATCAACTAGCCGAATGACACTTCCAGCCACCATCTCGGTTTCCTTTGACTTTAGTCAAGGTGCTACATTCGGGTTTCCTTTTACTATTGGCGACCCGATCAATGGCGTGATTGGCGTGTCTCAGTTCGCATCGAGTGAAGTACCAGAGCCCGTCATCGATCTCAGCGATCAGACTAGAAAGATCACGATCAGGCGTGGGCGCAATATCATGCGCGATACCTATGAGGCTGGCTCCTGTACTGTTCGAGTCATTGATCAAGATGGCTCATTTAATCCACAGAACCCTTCTAGCCCGTACTTCGGCTATCTGACACCTTTACGCAAGATTCGTGTCGCGGCTACCACTCCCACAACTCAGTCGTTTCTATTCTCTGGCTACGTCACAGACTATAAATATACCTATCCTCAAGGGCAAGAACTGGGATACGTTGACATTACCTGTTCAGATGCCTTTCGCCTTTTTGCAATGGCTAACGTCTCGACAGTAGCGAGTGCAACGGCTGGACAGACTACGGGAACACGCATCGATAAGATTCTCGATCAAGTGGATTTCCCTTCATCGATGAGGTTAATCGACACAGGTTCGACCACTTGCCAAGCCGATCCAGCTACAACTAGGACATCCTTACAGGCAATTCAGGTCGCAGAGTTTACAGAGCAAGGCGCGTTTTACGTCCGAGCAGATGGAGAAGTCGAGTTTAAGGATCGATCCGATGTCGTGGGGTCTCTAGCCCCGGCACCTATCGAGTTTAATCAGACAACAGGGATTCCATATTCTGACCTGAGATACGCCTTTGATGACAAGCTCATCATCAATAGCGCGACGATGAAGCGCGTAGGCGGTACAACTGTTACCTCTAGCAATACAGATTCTATCGCTAAGTATTTCCCTCATGGCATGAACGTCGAGAATCTCGTAGCGCAGACAGACGCGCAAGTGCAGGACATCGCCGACATCTATGTCGCTACTCGAGCAGAGACCACGATTCGCATCGATGCAATGACTGTCGATCTTCTCGATCCTAACGTGCCAACTGACACAATGATCGGCCTCGACTATTTCGACAATGTGAAGATAACCAATGTCCAGCCTGATTCGAGTACAATCGTGAAGACCTTGCAGGTGCAGGGCTTGGCGTGGGACATCACCCCAAATAACATGAAATGCACAGTTACAACACTTGAGCCTATAGTCGAAGGATTCATCATTGGATCATCGACTTACGGTATAATCGGACAATCCATTATGGGTTACTAGGAGAAAATCATGGCAACAGGCTTTCCAGCTACAACAGGCGACATTTTCACAGCGGCCGACTATAACGGCCTAGTCACCTTTGAGATCAAGGCAGACCAGACGGCGGACTATACGCTTA